ACTATACTGGTTCAGCACTCATCGACGGTGTTGATATGTGGATCAGCGCATGGATCAAGAAGGGCAATGGCAAGACCTTTATGAGCTTGGCATTCAAACCGAAGGACGGTGCAGCAACAGTCAAGATGGACAAGGCTCCAAAGCCTGTTGATGACCTTGACGAAATTCCCTGGTAACCAATAACCCTTTTGAGTTGTTCGGAGGTATTTCCTGAAGGTTGTGTTCTACCTTTGTTTAACCCTACTGCCGCGACAAGGATAGCCAAAAGCAGTCCAGCCGAACAACTCACTTTCTTTTCTATTATGACTAACCAACCTACTATGACAATCAAACTAATCAGTGATAGCAAAACCATTGAGATCACAATCGAAGAAGACTCTAACATCTTCGAGCTAACCAATGCGTTCAGGGCTTTAGCCTTTGCTCAAGGTTATCAGATTGAATCAATCAACAAGGCAATGTTTCGAGACGATTACTAATATGGCAGGCAAAGGTGATACACCACGACCAGTAGACCTCAAAGCCTACGAGTCTAACTACGAACGTATATGGGCAAGATCAACAGCAGAGCAAAGGGATGCAGAGGTGAACGAGAATGGCGTGATATGCTCAGAGCAGAAGGCTACGAAGCTCGTCGAGGACAGCAGTTCTCAGGAGGAACTGATTCGCCAGACGTAATCTGTGGAGACTTGCCTGGACTACATTTCGAGGTCAAACGCACTGAAGGCGGTAATCCGTATCATTGGATAGACCAAGCTACCAGAGACGCAGGAGCTAACAAGCTCCCTATCGTAGCACACAAACGAAACGGAAAAGACTGGATGGTGATGATGCCAGCTAATGCCTTCTTCCAGCTTCTCCGAGAGACTAACCAACCTTTAATACATAAACAGAATGACACGCAACGAACGATACAAGCTGAAGACACAACTGGCGAAACGCAGTGACATCAACTCACGAATGGCAAGCATTCAGTTAGGCCAGGAGATCAAGGAGACATCAAAGCGAAATGGGATGACTCTACCGAAGCTAGCAGAGCTTGCTGGCATCCCTTATAGCTCAGTTATTAACTATCTCTATGGGACATGCCTTATGCCAGTTGACTCATACTCAACACTTTGGAAGCAGGCTCAAAAGAGGTTTGAAATCTTTTAAAAGATTTAGTTGCACTACTTTGGAGAGGTGGTATCTATGTGGGTAGTCAGAAGTAAACACAACGAACACAACGAACACAATGAAAACCCTAGAAATCAAAAAAACAGCAACTGGACAGTTCAAATATCGCGTAATCGATTCTTTTTCTGGAGAGATTGTCTCATCTCAATACGGAACTAACGATGTTGATACAACAATCGATAGTGCTCGCGAACGTTTTTCATTTGATGATGTTATGGACATGACTGAATGCACGGTTGAGGTTCTCGGGCGGGATGGCAAAACGGCAACGGTCACAATGACCAAAGCGTGCTTCGACAAATCCAACACCGCTCCTCGCAGTGGATATTCCGCCGATCAATTCATGGCTCGAATCACAGCAATGGCTGGTGTGCAAGTCTACGACGAATGCCCATTCTAAGTCAGGTCAATATCAGGGGCGCGGCTGTAACGCGCAACGATACACAATGACACTTCCAACCATCCATAGAAATGGCACATCTGCCAAAGACTTGAAGGCAGGTTATGACGCAGCAGCAGAGGCACTTGAAACCTTTGGTGATGCGTTTGTCAAAATTGAATTCAATAGCCGTGACTACTACGTTCAAGGCAGTGAAGCTTGGACACAAGCCATTGAGGAACGCTATGCAATTCACACAAAGGTGAAGGAAATAGCAATCTACCTCCAGACAATCAGAGAGCACCTCTATGCCAATGACTGAGCTATTCCAATTACCCATATCACTAAAGCCTGCTGAAGAGAATCCTGATGGTGCTCACAAGCCAAGAGACTGGGATACACAGTCAAGGTTCATGAGACACTGTCAGTATTTAAGAAGGCATAATTCATTATGAGAATACGAACCATTAAACCTGAATTCTGGATGCACGAAGGATTGTGCAGCAAGTCTGAATTCACTCGCTTGCTTGCCATCGCACTGCTTAACTGGGCAGATGATGAAGGATACTTTCTAGCCAACCCTGTGTTGATTCGTGGACAAGTCTTTCCATTCTTGGATGACTCCACGAAGATTCCAAGAGCACTCCAAGACCTTTCCAGCGTAGGGTGGATTAACCTTGGGAGTGATGATCAAGGTAGAGCCGTTGGTAAGATCAAGAACTTTTCCAAACATCAACGAGTGGACAAGCCAAACTCAAGTAAACTTAAGATCCTCCTGCTGTTTAGTGATAACTGGCATCTTGCACAGTGCCTGAGCTAGTTTGTGAGTTAGTGAGTCTGTTGTCATAGTTATTCGTGTTGTTCCCTAAACTTGTAATACTGTCCCAGAAAGTCCATCTCCTTTTCCCAGAATCGTTCACCTGTCCGGTTCTTGATGCACTTGAGAAGTCTCTTGCTGTCATCCTCATCTACCTTCTCAATGTAGATAATGTAATCAGCATCCTGTCCAATAGCTCTAGATTCCCGTAACTGTCCGAAGTCGTTCAACTGGCTAGCAGTGAGAATAACCTTACCACACTTAACAGCAGTCCGTTTCAATCGTCTGGAGATGCTAGCAATGATCTCTTCTCTCGATCCTTTCTTATTCCCATCATCTTCCATAAGCTGGAGATAGTCCACCATAGCAACATCACAGTCAGACTGCTCGATGTCTGCGAGGATCTCCGTAGCAGTAGCTCCATTCACATCCACAATATCACACTGAGCTTTAGATAAAGTCTTAACTGCTGCAAGCATAGCCTGTTGCTCTGCTCTGGTCATCATACCTTTCCAAACGCTCTGGTTGTCGAGATTACCTTGTGAACATAGAAGTCTGTAAGCTTGCTCCTGTTGAGTCATCTCAAGCGGATAGATCCTCACCTTCTTTCCAAGAGCAACAGCAGACTATAAGAAGTTCTGCATGAGAACTGACTTACCATCACCTGGCTTTCCAGCTATCACCCAGACTCTTCCACCTTGCATTCCACCAGTCTTACCATCGATAAATGGAAATCCAGTCGAGATACCTGGTAGTTTGCTACCAGCTTGAACTCGTTTCTCGATGTCCTCGATAAGTGTCATTGTAAGATCACCAATGGATTTGGAAGCTAACGGCTTACCTTGGATCTTGTTGGAAGACTCGATGACCTTCTCTGCTTCACTCAGTATCGCAGGAATCTCGTTTAGAGGCAGGTCTAAAGCCTGCTCTGTGAGTTCGAGTGCATCCCTGTAGGCTTGGACACGTTGGACCAGTTCGTAACGCTGTCTGAGTTCGGAGACTGCTAAGCTGATGTTATTTCCTGAGACGTAACCTGTGAATAACTCCGTTAGCCTGAATGCTCCTCCAACTTCTTCCAGCTTACCCAGATGCTGTAGGTTTGCGGTAAATGAGACAAGTTCAGGTGTTTCATCTCTGCCAATAGTGTTTACCAACTCAATGAATACAGGTCGTAGCATTGGAGCGAACATGTCAGCGGTAATGGCATGGAGATGCTTACTGAGATGCTGTGGAAACTGGCAGAAGATGCTAATGAGCAGTTCCTCGTTGGCTCGTTTGAAGATGTTCATAGGATGTCGAATTTACTCAGTTGGCGAGGTTTGATGTGATTAGCGTCTTTCTGTGAAGGTAACCACTTCTGTATCTTCCATGTTCTAAATGCTGCTTTCCAGTCTTTGATTGGACTCTTACCTCTCATCCATCCGTTACCTTCAAAGTAGGAGTGGAGGAACTCACCATCATTCTCAGTTAATCCCAGACTGACTGAGTATGCTTTGAGATCTTCAACTGTTCCTTTCGCTTCACTTCCATTCCTTTCCTCTTCCTTATCCTCTTCTTTATCCTTATCCTTATCCTTATCCTGTAGGGTATCTGTTACCCTATCTACTACCCTAGTGCTAGGGTAATGGTAGCCTAACGAATCACAGAAAAGAGAGTTATTCTTCACGCTTTGAATCACTTTCTTGTGAGCAGGACATGACTCAGAGAGTGTTCCGTATTGGAATTGAATGAACTTTGGAATGTAATATTTGCGACCAGAGACTAGCTCAATCCTGTCTCCCAACTCTGTGATATGTTTATCAACTATCTTCAATCCACAGTCTTGAGAAACAAACTCGTCATCTATCTCAACCAATCCAACATTGTCTGCATGATCAATTAAATACAACCAAAGCATCTTTGCGTTAGCTGAGAGTCTGCGAAACCAAGGATCTTGCCATTTGAGTGTCTCGGTGAAACGTTTCATGCTTCATCCTCCTTGCTCCATTGAGCATGCATTGCTTTCAATGTTTCAATGAGCACAGGAACTCTATCCCATTCAAAGCAAATGTGATATTCTAGTCCGTCGTCATATGCACTTCTAACATGAATTACTGAGATGCCTTTATCATGACAATCAAGTATGATTTCTTTTCTAGGTTCAAATGTGTATATCATAGCAATAAAAAACCCTCAACTCTACACACTATGTGAACCCCGCCTATGACGGCACAGTATGTAGAATTGAAGGATTGATTATTCATAGGATGTGAATGCCGCAGGGGTTCAACCTGTTCTCGGCTTGGTAACTATTGCACAAACTCCACCTGAGTCAATGAAGGCTTCGGCTGGTTATCAGGCTTCGGAATCGCGCACTTGATGCACGTTGCCAGCAGTCCCGTGCCTGCATTGATGATGATCCGCCCTTTACCCATGCAGTGTTTACAGATGTTCATGCTGCTTTATATTTGCTCCGTTTGGTTGCGACTAGCGGGAAGCCGATCTCTTCAGCCCACTTCCTCATATCATCGATGTTGTATCCTGTCCGCTTCTCAGCTTGGGTGATGATGTATCCTGCGCCAAGGATAGCGTTGGCACGCTTGAGTATCTTAACCTTATCCTCTCGACTCAAGTTAGAGTGTAGAGCGTATTTCTTTGGTTTGTTCATAGTGTATAGTTCTGCCATAAAAACTTGGCAAAGTGTTTGATTTGGTTTGGGTGATTTCATGCGCGTTGTTCGTCGAGCTTGGCTTGCATTGCGCGTTGCCAGTCGAGGTGAATCTTGTCAGCTTTCTCAATCAACCGTTGCTTATTGGACTTCACGCCGCCTTCATAACGAGACTCATTGGTAGTGTCGAGAGGATATTCAAAACGTGGATCAATAATGCTGGTAAAGATGGTGTCGCTTCCAGAGAAGTTTTCAATAATTAGCGTGAATCCTCTGTAGTTTACTTGATGCGTTGCGCCCCATCCCTCGCTGGTAACATTCCAGCGGATGGGAGTTTTTGATGTTGGTTTGTTTAGCATAGTGGTATGATGTTCGTTGTGTTTAGGTTTAGTGCGTTGTTCAGTCGCACCCCTGAGTTGATTATGGATTTAGTGAACTAATCGCGCAGGAAAAGAACTCTACTGAATCTACTTCAAAGCGACCCTCTGCAGCGGTGTCGTATGCGTTGCTGATTGCACTCTGCGCTGCATTGCTGTTGAATCCTGCAGCATCCCTTGCAGCATCCCAATTCTTCTTCATTGAATCAAGATCAAGATCGACCATTTTGATTACTTCCCATTCGGCATCATTGCGGTCATCAAGACCGTATGGATAACACTTGCCAAGTAAAGCGCGGTAGCTTTCAGAGTTTTTGAATTTAGCTGTTTGTTTGCTTGTCATGATGTTCGTTGTTTGGTTTCGACTACCCATGATAATACCACCTCTCCAAAGTAGTGCAACTAATCTTTTAAAAGATTTCAAACCTCTTTTGAGCCTGTTTCCAAAGTGTTGAGTATGAGTCAACTGGCATAAGGCATGTCCCATAGAGATAGTTAATAACTGAGCTATAAGGGATGCCAGCAAGCTCTGCTAGCTTCGGTAGAGTCATCCCATTTCGCTTTGATGTCTCCTTGATCTCCTGGCCTAACTGAATGCTTGCCATTCGTGAGTTGATGTCACTGCGTTTCGCCAGTTGTGTCTTCAGCTTGTATCGTTCGTTGCGTGTCATTCTGTTTATGAATTAATGGTTGGTTAGTCTCTCGGAGAAGCTGGAAGAAGACATTAGCTGGCATCATTACCAGCCAGTCTTTCCCGTTTCGTTTATGTGCTACGATGGGTAACTTGTTAGTTCCTGCATCTCTCGTAGCTTGGTCTATCCAATTATATGGATTACCGCCTTCAGTGCGTTTGACCTCGAAATGTAGTCCAGGCAAGTCTCCACAGATTACGTCTGGCGAATCAGTTCCTCCTGAGAACTGCTGTCCTCGACGAGCTTCGTAGCCTTCTGCTCTGAGCATATCACGCCATTCTCGTTCACCTCTGCATCCCTTTGCTCTGCTGTTGATCTTGCCCATATACGTTCGTAGTTAGACTCGTAGGCTTTGAGGTCTACTGGTCGTGGTGTATCACCTTTGCCTGCCATATTAGTAATCGTCTCGAAACATTGCCTTGTTGATTGATTCAATCTGATAACCTTGAGCAAAGGCTAAAGCCCTGAACGCATTGGTTAGCTCGAAGATGTTAGAGTCTTCTTCGATTGTGATCTCAATGGTTTTGCTATCACTGATTAGTTTGATTGTCATAGTAGGTTGGTTAGTCATAATAGAAAAGAAAGTGAGTTGTTCGGCTGGACTGCTTTTGGCTATCCTTGTCGCGGCAGTAGGGTTAAACAAAGGTAGAACACAACCTTCAGGAAATACCTCCGAACAACTCAAAAGGGTTATTGGTTACCAGGGAATTTCGTCAAGGTCATCAACAGGCTTTGGAGCCTTGTCCATCTTGACTGTTGCTGCACCGTCCTTCGGTTTGAATGCCAAGCTCATAAAGGTCTTGCCATTGCCCTTCTTGATCCATGCGCTGATCCACATATCAACACCGTCGATGAGTGCTGAACCAGTATAGT